GGAACAGGCAAATCGAGGAAAGCATTCGAAGATGCTGAAGCCGCTGGTACTTGGTATGTTAAAGATCCTGGATCTAGTTGGTGGGATGGCTATTGCGGTCAACATAGCGTTATTGTTGACGATTATCGTCGTGATATGTGTACATTTTCCTCGCTTCTCAGATTATTTGATCGTTACCCTTTGCCTGTACAAGTTAAAGGCGGTTATCGTCAATTTTCTAGTAGAGTCATCTACGTAACAACCCCCAAGAAGCCAGAGGATACTTGGGAAGGTCGCACTGAGGAGGATTTGGCACAGTTGACTCGACGGATTACAAAAGTTGTTCATTTTAGTGGATTTTTTGAACAAAAATAATTGTTTTGTAAAATATAAGTACAATTAATTAAAATGTCTGAATACAATATTTTAAAATCTGCTTTAAAACGTAAACGTAAGGCTGAGCCTGAGGCTTTGAAGCAGTATCTTATGACTGCTTTTGATGCGGATGAGCAACAAGCACTTGCTGGTTACAAGCAGAGGCGTGGAATTGGTAGAATATTACGTGGCAAAGGATTATATGACGGTCCTATGGCTACAGGAAGTGGTGCTTATTCGCTCGGCGGCGAAATAGGGTCAGGAATTGGTAAATTATTTGGCAATAAGAAATTAGGTGGCGGTATCGGCCGAGCACTAGGAAAGTTTTCTGGTATTGGCGAATATGTTGACAATCAATTAATAGCAGGTGGCCGCATGGCCCCTTCTGGGTCATTTGCTAATGACGAGACTGATTCTATAATCTTAACTGATTGTGAATATGTTCGAGATATTTATGCTCCAACTATCGCCTCAGGTACTTCAGGATTTAATACCCAGTCGATTAGTATTAATCCGGGGTTACCTGACTTTGCTCCTCATATTTCGCAAATTGCTTGCAATTATTCTGAATATAAAATACACCAATGTGTTGTTGAGCTTAGACCGCAGATATCAGAGAGTACCGTTAACAATGGTATGACTGGTATGTGCATGGTTGCTACTCAATATGCATTAAGGGATAACTCAACATCATATTTTAGTAGTAAGGAGATGATAATGCAATATCACGGGTCTGTTTCAGGTCGTATAACCGATCATATTCGGCATGGTATTGAATGCGATCCTGCAAAGATTCGTGAGAACGATTACATCGTTCGTACTACTGATATAGCGAAGGATGAGTCCTTATCTGATTTTGATCATGGTCTAATTACTATTGCGACGAACAATATTCCTAGTGAGTTTTCTAATAAAGCCATTTATGAGATGTGGGTGTATTATACTATTGAGTTGAGACAGCGTAAAAGCGGAGCACTATCTTGTATTAACCAACAGGTGGATCAATTTGTTTGTAATGGTAATTTTTCATTGTTATCTACAGGTGGTACTAACATGACTGATAGTCAAGTTGTTAACGGATCTGCCGGAGTTATGAAAATGAGCCGTAACAGTATTGGTGGTGTTTTGTCACTGCAAAGTACTATTACTTCAGGTAATAACTTGCCAATTTTTTTCAAGTATACTTGGCCTGCTCATAAAAACGGTAGGTTTGAGATTAAATTGGCTTTAGAAGGTACCTCGTTAGGTGCACCTGTGCCTACTATCAGTAAATCTGGCCAAGTGAGATATATTGGTGATTTGTATGGTGGCAGTGGGTACCTTGTTACTACTAGTGCTGGTGTGCAATCTTTAACTGCTAGTTCATCTGGTGATTCGCCACTTGCAGTAATGTATGTTGCAACGTCGACTTCTTTACTTGTTGTTCTTCATGTTGATGTTACTAGCGCTGTTGCCGGAACCGATAATTGTATACAGATTGATGTTGGAGGATTGACTACTGGCGGTACAATTACCGGCTGGTATGTAAAAGCTGAGGAAACTAATAATGTTTTTAGTTTGAGTTATTCGAATCCATTACCTGAATGGCAAAATCAATCTGACGGTGTAGTGTATGTGCCGTAACGGAGAATTCGAGGATAAGATTGAAAGACTGAAATATTTGAGCATTACCACATTGAATGTTGTTGATATTAGTCAATCAGGAATTATTAGTCAAACCGGTACTGGTGTTAATATTTTAAAAAATATTAACCAGTCCGGCACTAATGTGATTTATCAAAATGGTACCGGTTATAATGAATTGAAACAAACTTTTTTTAACGGTGTTATTAGTCAAAGTAGTAATTATTATATTGATCAATATGGTCCTGGAACTAATTCGATGAAATCGACCATTTTCAATGGCGATGTTATTCAAGCTGCTAGTGATACTATAAATCAAACAGGTACTGGAACTAATTCGTTGAAAGCGACCCACGTTAATGGGAATATCAGTCAAAGTGGTGGTAACGTTATTAGTCAAACAGGTACCGGAACTAATGCTCTAAAAGCTTGTAGTATCACTGGTGCTTTGGGTGTTTCGGCAGATATTACCTGTCCTGGTGCAGTTAATTGCGGGTCTGTTAACAGTATTAATGGTAGCGGCTATTTTAGTGTTTTAGGATGCGCAAATTTTAGGCCGAATTATTTTAGTTTTTCAAATGTCAGTTCAAGCCCTTATAATGTAAATAGGAGTTATGTTATTTATGAACTGAAATTTTCAGGCAGCACTACTAGGAGTCTGACATTTGCGACATTTGATTTTGGTGATATTATTATTATTAGAAGAACTGGAGTAACCGGCTATAATGTCAATTATACTGGCCTCACTATATACGAGACATCAAATGCTGTTGCGAGTGGTATATTTAATACTTCGTCGCGTGTTAGAATAATGGTTTTTTTAACAGGAGGTTTTCATACTCTTGTACATATTTAAGTACAATTAATAAAATTTTCGCTTTTTTAAGGTGTTACTTTAGGTATTTTTGCGTCTGGAAATGGCGTCAGCAAGACGAAGGGCGTACAGAAAAAAAGGTAAGAGAAAAGTCACTAAAAGTCGACGTAAAGTTCGACGTACCAAACGCAAGTCTACAAAGACAAGGAGGGGAAGAAGTAAAAGAGTGAGTAAATTATTTAAAAGTGGTAAAAAATTTTATTCTTATTTCAGGGGTAGTAATGGTAGGATGAAACGCGTTACAGGTTATAAATATAGGTACAACAGTCCGATTAATAGATATTTAAGAGGTGTGAAATTTGCGTCAGCGCAGCATAGCCGCAAGCGCGATCGTGAACAAGATTATGCTAATTTTGTTGCTGAGAATGCTGATCGCAAAGTGTTGGTAAGGCCGTTTGATACGGCTGGTATGGAAGACGAAGATTGGTAGAAATAAAAATATGTCAAGGAATTTGAGTTTATTTCGCGATCGTTATTCTAGTGTACGTAGCCTTGTGGATGAAATTACAGCAATGGCTATTAATTATCATAGCAGGATAGGTCGAGTGTCTGAAGAAGCTCGTATTTATTTGTATATTCAAATAAGGAAACGGCAGAGACGAGCAAAGTATATATTGAGACAGGATCCGATGTTAATTAACTATTTTACTGATTTGAAGTATCCTCTGAATTGGTTACTTGATAGGAGTCCTGATCAATTGAGTAGTGTAGTACAATGGGGTAGGTTGTAGAAATTGTATTTATATAAAAAATTTTTCGGTTGCCGAATACTTGACTTTCTGTATAGGTAGCTCAATGGTCTTTTCATTTAAAGCTGAACCTGTCATGTCTGGATGGCTGTTTATCAGTCACAAAGATGTTGAGCGTCACAACGTGATGTATGGCACGGTTGGTCCCGAATTGAATGATCGTTTGTACAACATAGGATTTTTTCGGGACATTGAGCAATTTGCTGGTCGGGTCATTTTAGCCGCTATCAGGTGCGTTTTGGCCCGGAAGGGTAATTTCATGATTAATTACCCTGCTGTGGAGCTAGGCCTGGAGCGGACTCGAATGACTGGAGTGGTGTCGCAGCTAGACCCACATATCCCCGAGCATATAGCTCGTTACATTGTAGAATTTATAATGTAATATTATTTTTGACATGCGCCCAACCCTATACCTAAACCCTAACCTTCAGGTTAGGGTTTAGGTTAGGGTTGTATTCCTAGGGTTAGTGTATTAGGAATTGGGTTTAGGGTTAATTTAAAATCAGGCAACGGCTAGTTGACAGTGACCAGCTAGTATTACCTGGTCACTTCGTCAAGTTGTCAACTATCCGTTGAACTTGACGACCCCGAAGGGGAGGCGACGACCCCTGGGGGTCTAGCATTGGGGGTGGGCCGTCGGTTTCATTTTCACGTTCGTGAATTAATTTGTAGGAAGCGTCTCAATTTGCGCTTAATGTACAAATAATGCCAAATGGAATCACAAGTCGAGGAAGTATTGATGGAGGAAGGAAGAAGCCCGAGGCCGGTCAAAACCGGAACTGGGTGTTCACCGTTAACAACCCCACGGGCGATGACGTTTCCAGAATTCGATCTCTGGAAGGACAGTCCGTTAAATACCTTAGGTGTAAACCTGAACGTGGAGAATCTGGAACCCTCCATTTGCAAGGACTCGTATTGTTTACAAATGCCCGAACATTTGAAGGAGTCAAACGATTATTCGGAGGTGCCCATTTGGAAGTTATGCGAGGATCTGTCCACCAAGCCCTTACTTACGTCGAGAAAGAGGAGTCGTCCGCGATCGACGAATTCCCGGATGGTAACATTGAATTCGGAACTCGACCTAAAGAAGGAGCAGGTGGACAAGGTAGTCGAACGGATTTGCTCGATGTGTATGATGCAGTTAGAAGCGGTAAAAGAGGGATTGAACTTATTGAAGCAAATCCAGCTGCGTTCATTAAATATAACCGAGGAATCGAGTGCTTAGTGTCACATTTTGAACCAGTTCGTACATTTAAAACAGATGTATTCTGGTTTTATGGCGGTACCGGAACAGGCAAATCGAGGAAAGCATTCGAAGATGCTGAAGCCGCTGGTACTTGGTATGTTAAAGATCCTGGATCTAGTTGGTGGGATGGCTATTGCGGTCAACATAGCGTTATTGTTGACGATTATC